TTAAAAATGAGAGTGTATAAAGATAGTGGTGCTGTATTAGAAGGAGATAAAACTATATCTGGAATTACTGCTGCTAATCCTGCTGTCGTAACTGCTACATCACATGGTTATGAAAATGGTGATGAAGTATTAATTAGTAGTGTTTCTGGTATGACAGAAGTTAATGGTAAAAGATTTTTAGTTGCAGACAAAACTACCAATACATTTGAACTACAAGATAAAGATGGTGTTGATATAAACAGTTCAAGTTTTACTGCTTATAGTTCTGGTGGTGTATCTAATAAAGTTTTTGAATTAGCAACTCCTTATACTACTGCACAACTTTTTGATATTAAGTTCGCACAATCGGCAGATGTAATGTACATAACGCATCCAGAACACGAAGTAGAAAAACTATCTCGTACTGGTCATACTGCTTGGACATTAACAGATGTAGATTTTACAGGTGGACCATTTCAAGATGCTAATATTACTACAACAACTTTAAATCCAGCATCACATACTGTAGGTACAGGAGTTGCAGTAGTTGCTAGTGCAGTTACAGGAATAAATGGTGGTAGTGGATTTTTAGCAACTGACATTGGAAGATTAATTAATTTTAGAGATGGTTATATGAAAGTTACTGCAAGAGCAGATACAACAAATATTACAGTAGAGATTATAAAAGATTTAGGATCAGCTACTGCATCAGCAGATTGGTCTTTAGGTGCTTTTTCTGACACTACAGGTCATCCTTCTTGCGTAACCTTTTTTGAACAACGATTAGTTTTTGCAGGTACAACATCTCAACCACAAACAATATTCTTTTCAAAGTCTGGTGATTACGAAAACATGGATGCAAACATTGGTGGTACAATAGCTGATGATGATGCAATCATTTATACAATCGCATCTAACCAAGTTAATGCTATTAGATTTATGACAGCAACAAGAACTTTAATTATTGGTACAGCAGGAGGTGAGTTTACTGTATCAGGTGGTGGTACAGATAGTGCGGTTACACCTACAAACATATTAATTAAAAAACAATCTAACCATGGCTCGGCAAATGTAGATGCTATAGCTGTAGGTAATGCTACATTATTTTTACAAAGAGCTAAAAGAAAAATTAGAGAACTAGCTTATAACTTTGATGTTGATGGTTACATTGCACCTGACATGACTATTCTTGCTGAACATATTAGTGAAGGAGGTTTAATACAGATCGCATATCAACAAGAACCTAATCAAATAGTTTATGGAGTAAGAGGTGATGGTGAGTTAGTAGGATTAACTTATCAAAGAGAACAACAAGTAACTGCTTGGCACAGACATATTTTTGGTGGAAGATTTGGTAATGCAACTATTACAGTTACTGATTATGCAAATATAGCAAATGGTACAAGAATAGTTTTAACAAAAGCAGATGGCACAACTACAACCTTTACATCTGCTACATCTTCTACAACTGGTAAGTTTCATACAACAACAAGTAACAACCAAACAGCAACAAATTTAAAAACATTAATAGATGCTGACTCTGATTTTACAGCAACAGTTAATAGTAATGTAGTTACCATTACAGAGACATCACCATTGTCTACAGGATTTTTAACTGTTACATCTTTAGATGATTCTACTCGATTAACAAAAACTGATGAAGGTAAAGCAGTATGTGAAAGTGTTGCAGTGATTCCAACTGACGATACTGAATATCAAGTTTATGTAATTGTTAAAAGAACAATAAATGGTTCGACTAGAAGATTTGTAGAAATATTAAATGTATTTGATTTTGATGAAACAGATAATACATCATTTAATTTTTTAGATAGTGCGTTAAGTTATAGTGGTAGTGCTGTAAGCACTATATCAGGATTAGATCATCTTGAAGGACAAACAGTTTCTGTATTAGCTAATGGTGCAACGCACCCAGATAGAACTGTAAGCTCTGGTAGTATTACTTTAGATCGTTCTTCAACAAGTGTTAAAGTAGGTTTAGCTTATACATCTTTACTACAAACTATGAGATTAAATGCTGGATCACAGAATGGTACATCACAAGGTAAGACAAAAAGAATATATGATATTACAGTTAGAATGTTTGAAACTATAGGTGTGGAAGTTGGACCAGATTTAAACAATTTAGAGAGAATACCATTTAGAAGTTCTGCTGATTTAATGGATGAAGGTATACCACCATTTACAGGAGATAAAGAAGTAGAGTTTAGAGGTAATTATGAAACAGATGGTTTTATATTTGTTAGACAAACTCAACCTTTACCTTTTACAATTTTATCGTTATACCCAAGATTAACTACAAATGATGGATAATATGTTATATATAGTACCCTACACAGCTGAACATGGAAGATTTATATTATCTCAACAAATGAATCATAAACTTATGGATAAGGATGCACAGTTCGAGGGAGATGCTATGAACCTTGTGCAAGACCACTTAGCTTTTACAGGCATGGTAAATGATAAACCTATCTTTGCTGCTGGTATGAAAATGATTTGGGGTCAGGTCGCAGAGGGTTGGGTTATTGCAACAAAAGATGTTTGGCAACATCCTATTAGTGTTGCTAAAGCAATCAAAAAAGATTTTGCTAGAGTTGCAAGAAAGTATAATATTAAAAGAGTTCAAACTGCTGTAAGATCAGACTTTGATAAAGGTATAAGATTTGCAAAGTGGTTAGGATTAGAGAACGAGGGATTAATGAAACACTATGGATTTGATGGCTCACATCAATACAGATATGCGAGGATATTTTAATGAGTTGGCAAATGGCAGTAGTAGGTGCATTAGGTGCAGCACAATATCAACAACAAGGTGCTATTGGTAAATACAATCAAGCTGTTTCTAATCGTAATGCTGATGTTGCAGAACAAGAAGCTGCATTAATAGAAAAACAATCTGAATTTGATATAGCAAGATTTGATAAAGATTTTAGAAAATTAGAAGGAGAAACACAAGTTGCTCTTGCAAAATCTGGTGTAGTTGCTGGTAGTGGAACTGCTTATAAAATAGCTGCTGCTAATGCTAGAGAAGCTGCATTACAAAGAGAAATAATAACATATAATTCTAAAGTTGCTCAATCAAGAAAAATAGAACAAGCAAATTTTTCTAGAATACAAGGTAACATTGCTAGACAATCTGCTAGACTTGCACAAATAGGAACTATTGCTTCTACTGGTACAAGTTTATTAGGAATGAGTAATTTTGGATCAACACCAAAATCAGATACATTTACAGGTGGATTACAAAATTATGGTGGAGGATATAGTTTCTAATGCCAAAAATTCCTACATTTACAACACAAGCTAGACCTACTGCTGAAGCTCTATCTATTCAATCAAAAACTCAAATACCTTTATCGCAAACTATTGGTACTGCTTTAGCACCAGTTACAAAAGCTATTACTGAACACGCAGTAAATGAAAAAAATTTAGAAAATAAATCTGAAGCATTATCATTAGAAAATAAAGCATTATTAGAACTTACAGATGTTTTTGATAAAGCTAGTAGATTAGATAATAAAGATGAAGCATTTAATATTGTTCAAAATGAATCTAAAATTATTCAAGAAACATATTCTAACAGAGCATCTAATAATTCTGTTAAATCTTCTTTTAATAATAATTTTTTAGCAGAAGTTCAAAAAGGAATATTTAAAGTTAATAATAGAGTTTCAACAAATATTATTCAAACATTAGATAACGAAGTATCAGTTAAAAGAAATAGATTATTAACAGCAGCTTATGTAGATAAAGATCCATTAGCTTTAAGTTTAATTCAAACAGATTTAGAAACTTTATATGAACAAACTTATAAAGGTAGAATTGATACAGATGAATATAATAAATTAATTCAAGGTATACCTGGTGAAATACAAATATTTGAAGTTAGTCAATTAATATCTTCAAATCCTAGACAAGCATATTCAGATTTAATGAATAAAGATAAATTTGTTGATCTTGATTTAAACAAAAGAGTTTCTTTAATTAGTGAAGTTAAAAGTGTTTTAATTCCAGAAATAAAAGATGAATATAAAAATCTTGTTGCCGCAGCAGCATTTGGCAAAGATGTTCCTTTTGATATAAAATTTGCAAAAGAAATTTTACCACCAAAAACATTTAATAATATGATGAAAGAATATAGCAATGTAAAAGATACTGTTGCTGATGTTAAGATTTTAAACACAACATCTAATAAAAATTTATCAGAAACTTTAGATAATATGCTTTCAAAAAGAGAGCAAAGTAAAACATTTATTGAGTATCAAAAAGAAAAAAAAATTCTTGTAGAAGCAGTAAATGCTAGAAATGAAGCAATGGCTAGTGATCCTGTGTTTTTCTTAAATGCTACCAATGATAATATAAAAATATTAAGTGAAGAATTACAAAATGAAAATAATTCAGATTTAAAACTACAAAAGAAAAAAGCATTAACAGAAATTTATGTTGAAACTCAATTAAATATGGGACAACCACCTTATCAAATAAAAGTTATGTCAAACTCTGAATCAACTAATTTTGTTGAACGATATGTAAATGGCGATCAAAATATGCGTATAGCAATGTTGCAAAATTTAGACGCAGAGTTTGGTGATTATAATTCAAATGCTATGCTTCAATTAACGAATGCAGGTTTACCTGTTACTGCCGAACTTTCTTCTTTTTTTAACAATCCAAAACTTACAGAAAGATTTTTAAGTTTTGATTCTAAAGATGAACAAGACAGATTAAAACAATATGCAAAAGATAACAATATAACTTTCAATGATGTAAGAAAAAGTATTAGAGATAATTTAAGTGAATTTGAAGATGTTGTTATGAGAGGTAGTAGATTTAATACAAGTGTTGCTTTAGATAAAATGGATAACATTGTAGATGTATTAAGTTATTATGCTTTAAACGAAATGGTTGCTGGTGAATCTCAAGGTTCAGCAGAAAAAAATGCTTATAATTTAATTAATAATAGTTTTGAAATACAAGATACATTTTTTGTACCATTAGTTTACAATGGTAAATCTATTACATCAAGTGCAGATTTTATTGTTGAGAAAGCAAATCTTATAAAAGATTTTTATGTAGAAGATTTTGGTGCTGTTGCTTTTGAATCTGTAGATGAAGATGTTACAGATATAGAACTCAACGAAGCAATGAAAGACCAATTAAAAAATTTCGGTGAATGGAGAAATTCAGCAGATGGTACAGGTATAATTTATGGAATTGTATTCAATGATGGTTCTTTTGGTCCTGTAAAAAATCAAGAAGGAGAATATTTATCTTTTGCTTTTGATGATACATCTTTTACAATACCAGGAACAGATAAAGAGATGGATTTAGATATAAGAACTAAATCTCAACAACTTCAACCAAGAGGATCTTATCCTAATGTTTCTGAATCAATTTCTAAATTACAAGCTAACAAAGGTTCAAAAATAATAGGCAAAAGAAGATAATGGCACAATTAGGATTTGGATTAAATATAAACGAAACTGCATCAAAGTTTGGTTATGACCAATATTCTACAAGACTAGGAGAAACTCTTGGAGCTGTTGCTGCTGATAATTGGAACTTTAATCCTTTATCTTCTATTGGCACATATTATGATATGCAATCTGCAAGATCACAATCTCTTGAAAATAATCAAGTTCGTATATCAAGAGATGAATTAAATAAAGAATATTCTGATTTAGGATTATTTTTTAAAGAAGATGAGTTTCAATCTGTTGTAGATATAATGGTTGAAGAAAAAAAAGATGAAAGAAGTAGACAAAGTATTATTGAAAGAGGACCAAAGGGTTTTGGTGTAGGAGCATTAAAATTTGCTACAGGATTAGGAGTATCTCTTTTTGATCCTATTAATATTGCTGCATCTTTTATACCTGTCTTTGGTCAGGCAAGATTTGCAGGACTTGTTGCACGACAAGGTTTTACTAGAGCAAGATTAGCAAAAGGTGTTACAGAAGGTGCTGTCGGTGCTGCTATTGTAGAACCTATTGTTTATGGAGTAGCAAAAGAAGTACAAGCTGATTATGGTTTAGCAGATAGTTTATTAAATATAACATTCGGAACTATTCTTGGTGGTGGACTTCATGTAGGTGCTGGTAAATTAAAAGACTTACGAACTGCTAGTAAATTTAAAGAAAGAGTAAAAGAAGCTAATACACCAGATCAAGAATTAAATTTATATAAAGAATACTATCCAGAAAATGGAAAAATTATGAGAGATTTAGAAGTAACTAATCCTCAAACTAGAAGATTATTGTTAGAAAAATCATTAAATGATTTGTTGTTAGAAAAACCTGTAGATACATCTCCTGTTGTTAGTGCTGATCCTGTTTTAAAAAATTCAGTAGATTCTGCTGCTACATCACAAACAAGATCGATACCTGATTCTACAGCAGATCAAATAGAACTTAATAATGTAGAGCAAAATGTAGTTAATAAAAAAAGTTCAGATGTTGATGTTGAAATTAATAATTTAGAATTAAGATTAAATGCTATTAAAGAAAATCAAAAAATTAGAAAATTAGAAATAGATGATGATGTAGAAGTTAAATCAACTAAAGATGAATTAGATGAATTAAATCAAAGATCAGAAGAATTAGATGAAATAATAAGAGATGCAGTAAATTGTGTTAATGGAAGATAATTATGTCAAAAAAATGTTTATTAAGAGTTGAGCAATTACTAGCTAAATCATCAATCAAAGCAGCTAGAAAAGATGAAATTATTAATCAAATAAAGATTGCACAAGCAGAACAAAAAATTTCATCTATTGATGAAATAAATGTAGATAAAATTTCCCAAGAAGTTTCTGAACAAATTAAATTACAAAAAAAAATTAATAAAAGAAATGCTATTGAAAATGAAATTAAAGGTAGAAAATATGTAGAATATATCTTTGATAATTTTAATGATGATCCAGCAGAAGGTTTAATTTCAATATTAGTTGGTACAAATAGAAGAGTTACTGGAGCAAGAGCTTCTGTTGCTACACAACAACAGGCAAGTGTTAATCAACTTATAGCAGGTTTTAATGCAAAATTAAAAAACGAAAAATCTTTTCAGTTATTTGATAAAGCAGATAAAGAAACACAAAGAAGAATTGTTAGAACAATGTATGAGTTAAATCAAAAAAAAACAGCTATGGAAGAACAACTTGGTATGAAACCTCCTATAACAGAAACTAATCCTGATATAATTAGATTAGCTGAAGCTATGGAAGGATATTCTGAAATGATTAGATTAAAATTAAATGATAGAGGTGCAAACATTTCAAAATTATGGGGTTATATAGTCAGACAATCACATGATCCTTATCTTGTTAGAGATGCTGCAAAAGTATTAGGTAAAAATTTAGAAGATATGGATGATGGTATTGATCCAAACTTAAAAAGTAAAAAAGATATTAACTATAATAGAAATTACAAAGCATGGAGAGATTTTGTAATGGAAAAATTAGATCAAGAAAGAACATTTGCAGGTGTAGAAGATATAGAAGAATTTATGTTGTTTGTTTATAATTCACTTGTAAAAAATCAATATTTAAAATCTGATGGTGCAGAATTTACTTTTGGTAGTAGACAAACTGCTAGAGGTAAGGATGTAGCAAAAGCAGCTGGTCTATCTGCAAAAAGAGTTTTACATTTTAAAACTGCTGATAATTGGTTTGATTATAATGATAAATTTGGTGTGGGTAATTTAAAAGAATCTTTCTTTTCTGGACTTCAAACTGCTGGAAGAAACATTGGTATTATGGACACTTTAGGTACAAAACCTGCGGATAATTTTAGCAAAATTAAAAAAGCAGTTGGTAATAAATTAAATAAACTTGGTAGAAGCACACAAGATTTAGCAAGTGATGCTAAATTTGATAAATTTTTAAAAGTTGTAGATGGTTCTATTTATACAGTAGAAAATTTTGCAGTAGCCAAATATTCTGCAATAGCAAGAGCAATAGCATCTATGGCAAAACTAGGTGGTGCAACTGTTTCTGCTGCTGCTGATATAGGTTTATATGGTTCAGAAATGAGATACCAAGGTAGATCATTTTTAGGAGGTATGGCAGAAGCTGTAGGTAGTTTAGGAAAAATAAAAAATACACAACAAAAAAAAGATATAGCTGAAGGTTTAGGTTTTATAGCAGATAACACTATTTATGATGTTGCTGGTAGATACCAAGTAGGTGATAATTTAAGTAAAGGTTTTACAAAAGCACAAAGATTTTTTTTTAAATTAAATTTATTATCTTGGTGGACTAATACTCTTAAAGAAGGTTCAATGTTAGGTATGGCAAATTATTTTGCTAAACAAAAAAATTTAGCATTTGATTCACTTAATCCACAATTAAAAAGTTTATTTAATGTTTATAATATTGATTCTACTAAATGGAATATTATTAGAAAAACTGCAATGGAAAAAGCAGATGATGGAAAAGAATTTATTAACATAGGTTTGTTAGATCAAATATCAGATGCAGATGTAAAAAAAATAACAGGATTAGATGATTTAAGTAAAAGAGAATTACAAATAGAAAAAGATAAATTTAAAGCATCTGTTTCTGGTATGCTTTTAGATAGATCAATTTATGCTGTTATTGAACCTGATGCTAGAGTTAAAGCTACACTAACGCAAGGTTATTTAGGTGGTACAGGTATGGGTGAAGCAATAAGATTTTTTGGTCAATTTAAAGCATTTCCATTATCGATTGTACAAAAAGTTTTAGGAAGAGAAATAGATTATTTTAAAGGACCTAATAAAGATTTAGCAAGAGGAATAGTTGGATTAGGTTCTATTATTGTTACATCTGGACTACTAGGATATTTATCAATGACAATTAAAGATTTACTTAAAGGTAGATCACCAAGAGATCCAACTAAATTAAATTCTGTTATGGCAGCTTTTTTACAAGGAGGTGGTCTTGGTATATATGGAGATGTATTATTTCAAGAAACTAGATCAGGAGGTGATATTATTGGTAATATTGCAGGACCAGTTCCTTTAACTGCATTTGATCTTGTTCAAGCAATCAAATATGGTATAAGAGGTGAAGGTGGTAAAGCAGGTAGAACTGCTTATAGAGCTGTTAGTCAAAGTATACCTTTTATGAATTTGTTTTACTTAAAAACTGCTTTTGACTACTTAATTGGGTATCAAATTATGGAAACAATGTCTCCTGGTACTTTGAGACGAATAGAAAGAAGAATGAAGAAAAATTATAATCAAGATTTTTTATTGACTAAACCATCATCAACATTTAAAGGTTTCTAATATGACAGTATCTTCAACTACAGTAAAAAATTCCTACTCAGGTAATTCAAGCACAACAGTATTTGCTTATACCTTCAAGATTTTTGCAGACACAGATTTAGAAGTAATCATCAGATCCTCTACAGGAACTGAAACAACCAAAACTCTAACCACGCACTACACAGTATCTGGTGCTGGGGATGCGTCAGGTGGTAATGTTACATTTACATCTGGGAATACTCCTGCAACTGGTGAAACAGTTGTTATTAGAAGAGGTGTTCCGCAAACTCAAGCGATAGATTATATCGCTAATGATCCATTCCCTG